TTAGCATAAATTCTTAAATCTGATAAGAAAGTTTCAGAATCATATTCGTTACCATCAGGTCCGATTAATTTTCCTGAGCCAACATTTGCAAATCCACACATAGAAATAATTACTTTTCTAACGTTTTGACCGTCAAGTATTGTCGTAGGAGTTGCCGCAGATAAATCAATTAAACCACCATTTTCCCAAACTTGAATAGTTGTTCCCATAGTAATCGCTGACCATTGTCCTTTAGAGTAATCGAATAAACCTGGAGGGTCTAATTGACCTTCATTTCCTTCGTAGAATAAATCGTAAAGATTTTTCTTGTAAGTAGGGTTATAAGTACCAGTACCTGAGTTGTAACCTGTACCAGATTGTGCTTGTGACGCACTTAAACCATCAACCGCTCCAACTGGACCGTAGTGTTCTCCTGAACCACCTTGGTAAGTAGTCGCATTATAATTACCTCCTTCATACCCTTGAATTTTAGGTACGAAGTAGAACAATTTACCGATTGGTAAGTTCATAGCTTGTACAGAAACGATATCATTCGCTAATAATTTAGAGAATACACGTCTAACGATAGGGAAAACAACAGTTTCAAATGAACCTGATGAACCTTCTGAAGTAGCTTCGTTTATTAAGTGAGACGCTTGATTCTCATATAACTGAGCTACGTTCTCTTTTAGGTGACCTTTAAGGCCTTCTAGGAATCCTAATTTATCCCATTTGTTAATTGTATCTTCTTTGATAACTTTAAGGTGTTTTAACCCGATATTACCAACAAGACCTGATTCTAATAATGCTCCCATTTTAGTATTTTTTTTTGTTTTGTTTTAGTTTATTTTTATTTTTTATTTCATTTTAGACATTAAGTCTTTCATTCTAAGGAATTGAGGATTTTCATAAGTTTTGTTCTCAATTAAGTTAATCGCTGAACCTGTCGTTGGTGCGTTTTCAATTTTACGCTCAAATGACTCATTCATTGATTGACTTGTTGTAGGTGAAAGTTCGTCTTTAATGGTTTTGTACAAACCTTTAGATTCTTTGATTGATTCTACACCATCAAATCTTCTTAAAATATTGATTTTTTCTTGTTTTGATGTTGAGTGTTCAGTGAACAAACGTGTAGCGTATGCTAAGTTTGAGTTGAATACTGCAACCTCATTCAATTTATTTCTGAAGATGTTTAATGCTTTTCTGTATTCTTCATTCTTTTCTCTAAGAACTTGTACTTCATTTGTTGTACTTTCTTTAAGTGCCGTGTTAAACGCTGAGTGAGCTCTTGGTTTTGGTAAACCACCTTTTCTACCCGCTCTACTACCCGCACCTAATGTACGTACACCTTCTTTGGTTTCCGCTTTTTTGATTGTACCAACAACTTTGTTAGCACCAACCTTAGAGTTTTCGCCGTCTTTATATTCAAATTTTGCTTTACCCGTACCAACTGATTTAGGCCCTTGTTTCATTTTTGTTTTGAAACCTGTACCTTGATTTGGTTTTTTTGAGTAAACATTTACGTTAGGACCTTTTCCCATTCCAACTCCTTTTGGTTTGATAGTTTTCTTACCTGACTTAGATTCGTACATGTTCATGTCCATGTCATCCATGTCGTCTTCATCATCCATGTCTTCATCATCAAATGAGATTTCATAAACAACTTCAGATTCACCATCCATTTCGTCTTCTTCTTCTTCACCAAATTCAGATGAACTAAATTCACCATCCATTTCGTCTTCAGAGTCCATTCCAAAAGAGTCGTCCTCGTTAAAAACTTTTTCAACGATGTCATCGATAGATTCAAATTCGTCAGAATATTCTTCATCCTCATCTTCATCCTCCATATCATCATCGTCACCAAACATCTCATCTAACTCCATGTCATCCTCAACTCCTTCACCAACAATCATATATTCTTTGTTTGCTTGATTGTCCTTAAGATTAATATTACCGCCAGCGTCTTTCGTTACTACGATATTATCATCAGGTCCCATCAATTGGAATACACGAAGAACTTCTTCGTCTGATTTGTTAGTTAAGTCGATAGGTTCTGCCATGTCGTCATCGCCCATAAGGCTATCTCCCATGTCATCTTCCATGTCATCGTCTTCAACGTCTGTATCTTGGTCATCTGCGTCCATATCCATATCCATGTCATCCATGTCCATGTCCATATCAGCATCGTCTTCAACCTCGTCATCTGATTCTTGTTCAAATAGAGATTCTTTTACCAATTCTTTGATTTCTTGCGACATTGTTGAAGCAAGTATTCCTTTTGCATTTTCGGCAACCGCTTCTTCCAAATTTTTCATTTGAATGATTGCATCTTCTACTAATGATTTTTCTTTTGCCATTGTGAGTTATATATTTTTATATATAAATATTACCAATTGTGAAAAAAGTTTAATTTAACCCAATTCCAATCGGTTTATTTATTACTTAATAAATATCACCCATTTGACAAAAAATAAAAAAGGAGACCTTTTGGGTCTCCTTTTAATTTATTATTGAAATTTAATTTACTCTATCACTTCATCAATTTTACTTTCAACAATTGCCGTAATTCTCCAATCTTGGGTATACGCCTCGAAAATTTTAGTTATTTTCGCCTCAACATCAGTTGGTGTGAATCCTTTCACTAATTTTTCTTCTTTTACTTTTTTTACTTTACCTGATTCTGAATCAACTGAATCGGTTGTAATTTTTGCTACGAAATAAATTTCTCCTTGTTCCATGTTTAATAATTTTTTTATCTGTTTCCTAAATAATCGTTCAATTTCTTCATTAAGTCAAGCGATTTGTTTCCTGATTCTCCGACATGTCTTTCTACCGACATTCTTTTTTCTTCTTCAATGTTCTCTTCAAAATTACCTTTATCTTCTTTATTTAAGAAAAGATACGCTCCTGGTGTTGATGGAGAAGAAACTAAGTCAAAACAGATTAATTCAAAATCGTCTTGTACTTCATTCTGTTCACCAATCTTTTTTAAAGACCCAACACCTCTTGATGAGATACCAAGGGTTACACCTTGTCTTAAATAGTTTGCTGCCATATCTCCTTTAGTCGATACAATTCCTCTTTCGTGGAATCCTGGACTTGTCAATAATTTTAATTTACCCATCAATGTATCTCCTTCCCACCAAACATCTGTAATTAAATGAGACACTCGGTCTAAATCAATTAGTGAAGATTCGGGATGATTTAACTCAGATAAAGAGGTTCCCTTTTGGATTAGTTTTTTATAGTTGTCCGCCTCTCTTTTAAGGATACGTTCAGGATATATTCTACCGTTTCTATTGGGTGTATTATATTTTTGTAAAACCGCATAAAACTCAAATGGTTTAGAATGGTCCAACATATTTGTTGATTCTAATATGAAAGAGTTTTTTTCGTTTTTTGGTGAAATGTATCCCGCATCATACTCGACTAATATCCCTTTACCTGACTCACCAGGTTTTATAATTTTTAGATTCATCTTTAATTTTAATTATAAATATTAAAGATTGTCTATTTGTGTCACTAATTCTTTTCTTTTACCGTTTTTAGTTGGGTAAAACTTAAAGTATTCGTGTTCATTGAAACTTTGTTGTATAATGTCTTTTGTCATTTTTTTCAGAGAATCTCGTAATCTAACTGATTTGAAGTCCGTATCTTGTTCTTTTAGGTAAACGTTAATTTCTAAATTTAAGAATGATTTTTTTCCTGTTGATAATCCACTTGACCGTAAATCTAAATCAACAATGAAGTTGTCATCAAATAAGAGTCTATCAATACTATTATGGACAATGTGTCTTATTTCTCGACTTAGATTTAAAACAACCCTGTTCCAATTCTCTGTGTCTTTTATTGGTTCTACCCATGTTTGAAGATTTAAATAAAGTGATTTAAAGTTTATTGAGTCTACTGTGCCATATACGACTTTTGTAGACTTGAATCCTTGGATTTGCGAGGTTTTCCCCTTTTTCATTAATTTCCATATTTTTATAGTTTATTTTCCAAAAAAATAGGTATATTTGTTCCAATAGTCAAAATAAATTAAAATGGGAAGATATTTGTAATTATATGCTAATAATCAAAGTGGAAAAGGGTAATATCGAAAGAGCCCTAAAAATGTACAAAAGTAAGGTCATTAAAACAAGACAAATGTCTGAACTAAATATGCGTAAAACATTCGTTAAAGATTCTGTGAAAAATAGAGAAATGATGAAGAAAGCAAAATACGTTCAACAAAAGTACAAATCTAACGAGGATTAAAGAGTTTCTTTAAGATTCTTTAATTTAAAGTAAGATAGTTTGTTATACTTTTCTGACTCAACTTTTTCAATTGTTTCGGTAATTGTGTTTAATGTACCAATATCAGAACCCTCTTGTAGGGTTTTTAGTTTTACAATTACCTCTCCTTTAATTGAATCAAAATTTTCTTTTAATACAGAATCGTCTGTAGATAAAAATTTTATTAAATCTTTCTTTTCAGATTCGTCTAATCCATTGATATAACTTGAAATTGTTTTATTAGCAACACTTACCATTGTGGTTAGTGGTAATTTTATAATTTCCTTACTAATCGGTTTTGCAACCATTAAAGATTCTTTGATTAATTTTTTACTTTTGATTTTAGACTCAATAGTTAATACGTCAGTTGAAAATAACCCATCAACAGTTTCGTATAGGTTTTCTGATTTAACATTACCAACCCAAATCTTTAGATTATTTAACTCAGAAGATTTAATTTTGTTAATGGTGTTTTCATACATGGTAATACACTCATGAATATAATCATTAACCGTATTTTCATTTAAACCCTTCTTAGAACTTAATTCATCGTACAGATAAAATATCTTACTGATATTCTTATTTTCCAATACCAATTTTTTAAAATTCTTTAACTCATCTTTAAAAGTATCGTTAGAATATGATTCTAATAAAACTTTTTCTATCTTAGATTTTAATATACCAAACTTAATCATTTTCGTTTTTTTATTATAAATATCAATCTTTTAGAAGTTTACCCAACTGAGACTCTATTTCTCCTAAAGAATTTTTTCCTTTGGACAAATCAATATACGAGTCTTCGTCCGTTAATGAGTTTGATTCTAATAGAATTTTTAAGTTGTCTCTCTTGAATGACTCAGGTGTTATTCCCGCATCTCCACCTGGTTCAGGTCCTGAGGGTGGTGGTGGCGGTGGCATTGATTCTCCTCCTCCTTCGTCACCTCCAGGAGGTGGTGGTGGGGCTCCTCCCGCGTTTGCAGTTGAACCTGATTTATTACCATATAATTTATCAACATTGTCAAAGATACCTGAATGAGTGATGATTGTTGCGGTATTTGTTAACTCGGCACCAACCGCTTTCTCAATACGTTGTTGTTGTAAATCAAGTTTAATTTCTTCATCAGAGAATCCTAACACATGTTTTTTGGCCCATGATACTGATACAGGCGCAATACCTTCGATAGCGGTCACCGCATCTTTGTAAAGTAAAATCTTTTCTTTCCACAAATCAACTTTTAATAAATCTGCTTGAGATGATGGGTTAGTTAAACCTAATGTAAAGTTTGATAACTCGTCCTCAAACCCTAATAGGAATAAGTGAATGATTGCGATTTTATTCATTTCAGCAATCATACATTTTTGTATTCTATTAATAGTTCTTGCAAAACGAATATCCATTAACGATAAGTTTTTACCCTCACCAACAATTTCCTCAAATCCTAAAAATGCTTTAGGAACACGTAACGCGGTTAATAATTTCTTTTGGATATACTCAATATCGGCAATTTCCGATAAGTTCTGAGCTCCTGGTAAAGTATCGATTGGGTTTGGTGCCGCGGCATCTCTTACAGGAATAAAGTAATCTTGGTCAACCGCCATTTGGTTGAATCGTAAATCAACATTTCCTGTATTTTTATCAACAACTTGGTCTCTTTTAAATTTGTTTGCAACACGTTGTACATATGCCTCAACGTCTTTATCGTCCATGTTACCAACAAATACTTTGAATACTCTTCTTTCAGGGGCTCTTGATGTTCTATAAATTAACATCGCATCTTCAGATAACAATAATTGTTTCCAAATACGTCTTGCCTTTTCTAACATTGAAGTACCGTAGGGAAGTTTTCTATCGTCACCTAATAATCTAAAGTGAGCAATCTCCCATGAATTAAATTCCATTGCTTTGGCTTTCCAATTAAATCTTAAACCTTTGTTTTCAATAGGTTCATCAATATTTTGTTTTGCGGCTTGAGCTGGCATACCCCTTTCCAAACGTTCAATTTCTATGTTTGGAAGTTGCATACAACCAACAATACCTTTATCAGAATCTAATTTTAAATAAACAAAATTGTCTCCGTACTTACAAGTATTTCTTACCCACATAGGTAAGTTTGTATTAATATCCATAACATTATTAAACAAATCGGCTAATATTGATTTGATTCTTTTTGATTCGGAATAGATTTGTAACATATATCCGTTCTCATCAACCGTTGTCGATTCTTCACCATAAATGTCTAATGCCGCAGAAATTTCAGGAGTATATTCCATAGATTCATAATCGTAAAACGACGCCAATCTTGTTGGTTCGTAATAAACCGATTGGGTATACATGTTACTTTCAATCTTGGTCCACTGATTGGCTAAGTAATAAGTTTGTTGAGCTTGTAATAACTCTTTATCGTATTCTTGTTTAGAAGTAGTCTTTAATAAGTCTTTTCTATCGAACTTATATGTTGGGTAATCTTGGTTTAACAGAGCGTTAGGACCAAATGCGTGAGATAACCTCTGCCATACTGTTAAATTACCGTTATTATTATTTTCCATATTCTAAATTTAATTCTTATTAGGGATAACTAAATAGTTATGAATTCCCTTTGTTTTTGATATTATTATTTGCGTTGTTGTCAGACCCCCCCTGTCGATTAATTTTGTTATCTCCACCAGGTTTTACTGAACTTATACCTTGACCAGGAACATTCAATTTACTTCCATTGAGTTTTCTACCTGATTTTTTTCTTCCTACCAATCCCATTGTTTTGTTTTGTTTTATTATAAATATTAACGACCACCAAATAACCAACCGTATTTTGCATATTCCTCACGACCAACATTAGTGTTTGAGAATTGGTTAATTCTTTCTCCACCATAAGGTATTACAGGATTAAACTCTATTTGTTTACTAGCGGAGTGGTTATTATTAACCGACCAAGAATCTAACATTGCTTTAGTATGTTCTGTTACTTTAGTTAAATTACTAAATGATGATTCGGCAACATATGTCGCCATAGCAACAGACATAATTAAATCATCATGGTGACCTTTTTGATGGTCAGGTCTACCATTCATGTAAATGAACGTATTCATCTCATTATAGAGTCTTGCACTATAGATTTTAAAATCATGTCTCATGACCTCTTCAAAAGAGGCAATGATTTGAACTCTCTTATTATTAAAATTTATTCCAGGAATTTTTTCTAACGCTTTAGGGTCGTA